CTTGGGGGCCCCCGAAACATCAGCGATGGTGTTTCCTAAATTTGATGCTGATGAAGCAGTGCTTCGCTCAGCAATGAGTGATAATCATCAGTACCATATGGAGGTTTTGCTTATGCCAGAATTGACACGTTCAAGAATCCGAAGGATGGTAAATCCCATCCCAAAAAGTGGTAACCAAAAGGAGGGGCAATTTATGAATGCCTCTCTCGACGGTATCACCGGGAAAGTAATTTCGTGGAATCCGGGACAAATTTTTATGTTTGCCCCCGACGCGAAATTCCAACATGCTAAAGTTACCCAGGATGAAGTTCATCCTGGCCCACCGTATAAAAGCGGTGGTCCATTCTTTAGTTCGGAGTTCACGTGTGAGTACGACCCCTCGGGCGTACAAGGCGCTGGAACTTACTACGATTCTGCTCTGCCCGGGTGGCTTTTTCCACAGCGGCGCATCAATACTCGTAAGTACATAGGAGGCTTTGCGCCTCCTGGGTCCGGAACGTTTGGGATGGACTGGGGTTTTAATGACCTCAGTTCGAACCTTTCGTTATCGGCTAGTCCACCGCCTGATCTTTCTGACTGGGGTGACAAGGCTTGGTCTCGGACCAGGCCAAAACTTGAGAAAGCATCGGCTTTTGTCTTTGTAGCAGAGCTACGAGACATTCCAAGAATGCTCAAAACCACTGCGGCTGCGTTCAGCGGAAGCTGGGCGCAACTTAAGGGCAATGATCGTTCCTGGCTGATGAACCCTAAAGGTTCAGCAGACCAGTTTCTCAATTTACAGTTCGGCTGGGCGCCTTTCTTGGCGGACATCAAGGCCTTTCACAAGGTCGTTGATAATTACACCACCTTTTTGGAGAACATCTCCAATTTGAATGGAAAGTCCCATAGAAGGCGAGTCACCCTTAGCGATACAGTCACTAAAGTCTTAAGTCAAGGATCTGGTTATCCAGCGTCCTTCGCCAGTATATCTGGCGGACAAAGTGACTGGTTTACTTCTGTCCCTACCTGGTCGCTAGAAGAGGTCGTTTCGACCAAAATCTCAGCGGTTGGAAGGTGGAAGTATTATTCGCCTGAATTTGATGTTGCTATGGCCGACTATGCCGGCCGATGGAAGGCGATTAAGCGTTTTATGACGCTGTTCGGCCTTCGAGTTAGCCCATCAAATATCTATAAAGCAATACCTTGGACATGGCTCATCGACTGGGTGTCGAACTTGGGAGATCAAGTATCTCTTGCGTCTGACTACCTGATGGATGGCACCGTGGCCGAATACCTGTACGTAATGAAGGAGACGACAACCAGAAGGATATACACTCGTGTATTACCCTTCCGGACCGGCCCCGTCACGTGTATATGGTCGCAATTAAAGACGACCAAACAACGTCAGGCTGCAGCTAGTCCATATGGATTTAGAACCTCTTGGTCCGATTTGGATCCAAGGAAATTGATGATTTTAGGAGCTCTCGGCATTACCAGGATGAAGTGACCTTTCTGTTGGTACTCCACCAGCGTTTTGCGTCGCTTTGGCTGATATGCTTCTCTCCAAGATCTTATCTATCGTAGTCCTTAGTTATGGACTTCCCCTTGGGAGGGATTTTACATGACTACGATTAACCCCCAATTCTAAACTTCGGAGGTCAACCATCATGTTTTCCGACCCACAAACAATCACAGTCAATGCTGTCGCTCAGGCCATGCCTCGCGTGGAGACTAGCGGTCGTAAGTCGATTTATCAGAAGTCTGATCAGTCGTTTACGCTTACCGTTTCTCACACGCCGTCCAGGGATCGAGTTAGATCCATGGCACGGGTGGACCAGAAGGCGGTCGTCGCAGACCCGTTGACAGCTGTCAACGATTATGAGACGCTTTCGTTCTACGTTGTCGTAGATCGGCCTTTGGCCGGTTTTACGTCGACCCAAACGGAACAGCTCATAGCCGGATTCAAAACCTGGCTAGACTCTACTGCTATTGGCAAATTGTTCGGTCAGGAATCTTAGGCCTCCCTAAAACGGAGGTACTATGCCCGATCATCAATTAGCTGCCAGCATTGTCGAATCAGGAGGGTTTACCCTCGGATTCGTTTCGGACTTTTCTTGGACAATCGCCCGTATGTTTTTGGAAACCTTTCTTGCTAGTAAGACAAAACTTACTAAAGCCGAAAGGAAGACCTTGACAGACGGGTTGTCTATTCTCAAGAAATATCTTGAGAAGAAAGTTTAAGTCCCTTGTTACATGCTCGCCTTTAGCGTTCTAATGTAGGTGATTGTTTGGACCTACACGCTATCGTGTGGGTCATAGGATTACGTTGTGGCTTGATGCCTACCTCGTTTATATAAAGGAGGGCGCATGAAAAGCAACGTAAGTGACTTCTTGGAGCTGTTTGAGGCTGTCTATATAGATGCTTCAAACAAGTGTACCGCTGATGTTCTTGATTTACGTGACCTGCAGACGTGCAGATCACGGGTTGAAGCAGAAGGGTTGTCGTTTCTAACGATTTCCCTGCCCAGATTCTGCAATGACTTTGAACAAGCATTGGAGAGTGGGCAAATAGTCCCAGCATCTTTCGCCGGTTTTCACCGGACGAAGAATGGAGCAATCCCTGAATTGTTTCAAGGTATGCTCGGACAAATCTTCAACCATAGAACAGGAGAGTTGATATATTATGACAAAAACAATGTCATCGACGGAGACTTTTCAAGTGATATTCCTACTCTTATTGAGTCTGTACGGCAGATATGCCTTACATTCAAGAAGGTGGAACTTGAGTGCACTCCCAAAAGAGTGCAAGCAGCACTTGAAAACTTCGTCAAAATTGAGACAGAGCTTTCATCGTTTAAACTCCAGGAGCACGAATATTCCAAGTTTTTGGAGATTTGTGCTTTGCTCTGGGGTACTGTATTGTATGGCATTCGCCTACAAGATTGTACCCCGAGGCATGGGCCTGGAGCAACTGCAGAGCATATTTCTGGAAATAAGAAATATGTTTGGAGAAAATGGTATGATCGTCTTGAGCCTTATTTCCCTATCATTGATAACGGTTACCCTTTGGGAACTGAAGTCGATGGCCAGGAACTCAAGAACGTATCGATCATTCCTATCGGACAAGAAGACCCTGTCCGGGTTATTCATGTTCCGAAGACGCTGAAAGCGCCCCGGATCATTGCGATTGAACCCTGTTGTATGCAATACATCCAACAGGGCATCCGAGATGTCCTTTATCGGGCCATCGAGGGTCATTCACTAACTAAAGGTCACGTAAATTTTCGTGATCAGTCAGTGAATCAAAAGATCGCTTTGACGTCATCGTCTGATGGACGGTCGGCAACGATCGATTTGTCAGATGCTAGTGACCGCGTTCCGCGGTCTCTGGCGCTAGACATGTTTAGGTCAAATCCAGATTTAATGGATGCGATCGACGCATGCCGATCGACGCATGCAAATATAGGGGAAGGACGTATTATTGGTCCTCTCTCGAAGTTTGCAAGTATGGGTTCTGCCCTCTGTTTTCCAGTGGAAGCCATGTACTTTTACACAATCTGTGTAATGGCCCTGCTGGACGACAATGGACTCTCCTATACCGCTCGTAACGTACGAAAAGTTACGAGAGGGGTATACGTGTATGGGGACGACATCGTCGTTCCTTCCACGAATGCGGTTTCGGTCCTAGCTTACCTACAAAAGTACAATTGTAAGGTAAATACCAAAAAGACTTTCTTGAACGGAAAGTTCAGAGAGTCTTGCGGAACTGACGCTTATGCGGGATATGAGGTAACACCTACATATCTGCGGCATGAGCGCCCTTTGGACCGGCAGCAAGCTTCACAAACAATTTCGTGGTGCAGTACGGCCAACCTCTTTTACAAGAGAGGTTACTGGCGTACTGCATCGCTCATGTTTAACAAACTTGAGAGCGTCGTGGGGTCTTTACCTTACGTCGCCGAGACAAGTGAAGCCTTGGGTCGTTTCTCTTACCTGGGGTACGAGACCGCCGAAAGGTGGAATCGTAAATTGCAGCGTTTTGAAGTCAAAGCGTATGTGCCCAGACCAGTTTATCGCACTGATAGACTGGAGGGTTACGCAGCTCTAACTAAGTGTCTTTTGAAACTGGGGAACCGTATCTCTACGGCGAGTCCTTTTCCTTTATTGGAAGAGGCCCCCGCTTATCCGAAGAGTGAATTCTCTTTGGGTGAAGTATCAGATGTGCACCATTTGGAGCAATCTGCACTGCACGGCGCAGTAACACTAAAACGCCGGTGGGCCCCCACACATTAGTGGGGTAAGGGGTAAGATACCTTCAAGGGCTATCAAGATCTTTGCGGCCTTCCGCAGAGACGCAGTG